GGTATGGAAAGACGAAAAGAAATCGTTTGACTTTGCCATTAAGGCGATTGGCGATGACATGTATCGTGGGCTTGGAGTAGTGTTTGGTGGCAAAGACCTCACCAAAGACGAGTTCACCAAGCACACTGATTTAGGACTTGAGCGATCTCCTGAAAACATTCCCGTGTTTTTTGAGCATGGGTTGGATGATTCGGGGATTGGCACTGCCGAACTGCGTAAACCGATTGGTCGGGTGGTGAAAGCAGAGCAAGACGATGTTGGTGTGTGGTTTGAGTTTCAGCTTAATAAACGCTCCAAGTACGTTGAGCGCATCAAGGATTTGATTCACTCGGGTGCGGTTGGTCTTTCAACCGGCGCACTCCCTCACGTGGTGGAAAGAGAAAACGGGCAACTCAAGCAGTGGTACATAGGTGAGTTAAGCATCACGACGCACCCTGCCGAGCCACGGACTCTTGTTCATACAACGCCAAAGGTGGAGGCTAAAGCAGATGATGAATCATCTGAGTCGCCACGACGGCCGATAGTAATCTTTCTAAAAAAGTAAGGTAAGGACATGCCTGACACTGTAACTCTTGACATGAATGAATTGGCATCACAGGTGGCTGGATCCATTAAGGCGGATGTCATCGCCAGCCTGTTGAATGACCCAATCGTTGCCAAGCACGGCGTGGTCACCCCTGATGGTGGCGTTGCCGACAAGGAAGTGAAGAACTTTGCCGACTACATGGCAGCCGTGATTCGTCGTGATGACAAGCGGTTGACCGGCGTATACGGCGTAAAGGCACAGGTGGAAAGCTCTGGTACGAGTGGCGGTTATGCGGTTCCGCCTGAGTACGGTGGCATGATTGATGGCTATGCTGTTGAGTCTGGATTGATTCGTCCAGGCGCAATGGTCATGTCGGTCAACAGCCCTGAGTTTAAGGCTCCGCGCTACGACCAGACGATTGCTCCCGATGGCTCATCGGCCATGCTTGCCGGTGTGAAGTTGTTCTGGACGGCAGAAGCTGGGAACATTCAGTCAACCCAGGTCAAGTTTGACCAGATTGATCTGCGTGCCCACAAGTTGGCAGCGTACATCCAAATCACTAGCGAGTTGCTTGCTGATGCTCCGGCCTTGTCGGGAATGCTGATTCGTCAGTTTGGTCAAGCCAAAGCATGGTTTGAGGATTACAACTTCCTTAGCGGTAACGGCGTAGGAAAGCCGTTGGGTATCCTCAATGCACCTGCCACGTACTCGGTTACGCGCGACACCGCCACCGACTTTAAGTTGGCTGATGCCAAGAACATGATTGCCCGTATGCCAGCAAGTGCGCTTGGTCGTGCGGTATTTATCATGCACCAGAGCGTCATGCCCAAGCTGTATAGCATGGCTGAGAGCGGTAACTTTGTTACTTTCTTGCGTGACTTGCAGGGCCGTCCGGCAACGCAGTTGCTTGGTCACACTGTCTTGTTTACTGAGAAGCTTCCGGTGCTTGGCACGGCTGGCGACGTGTTGTTGGTTGACCGCAACGCATACTACATCATGGATCGACAAGACACCACCATCAGCACCAGCGATGCTCCGGCGTTCTTGACTGACCAGATGACGATGCGTATGACCAGCCGTCTTGATGGTCAGCCTGCATTGAACGACAAGATCACCCTTGCCGATGGTTCGTATCAGGTTTCGCCGTTTATCAAGTTGAGCTAGGAGTAAGGAAATGCCTCATTTCACCGAACGACTGTCTGAGGGTTTGGCAATCATCGCCACGATTGACCCTGCCTCACACAGCACTGCCCAGAACAGCGATGGTATTGACATGCGCTTGTTCCGGCGTGTTATCTTTGTGGTGGCCGCAGGTGCCATTGGCGCAAACACTCTTACGGCAGTTATCAAGGGTGGCAACGACAATAGCACGTTTGCGACCACGTTGACCGGCAAGACGTTTTCGTCGGGCGTGTTCAGCGGTAGCGTGGATAACAACACGCAGGGTATCATTGAAGTGACTGCCGAAGAGTGTGCCGCGCAGGACGTGCGCTACATTCGCATGGAAGCCACTCCAAGTGGTGCTGCCATCTTTGGCGTGGTAGCCCTTGCTGGTGTCGCTCGGTACGAGCCTGCAAGCGACTACGATTTGGCATCCGTCGCAGAGATTGTTGCATAAGAACAGACGAAGGGGGAAAGTGCTGTGAAGCTGTTTATTTTTATGCCACGGTTGCGTACCATTGGACGGACGCACGTTGCACTGTGGGAAGCTCGACAGACGTGGGGGAAGCCTCACATGTATGTGGAGTATCAACACGAACAACCGTCGAAAGATGGATACACGAACGTGACGCACAACTATGAGAAAGCTCGCCAGCACTTTCTCTCTACGGACTGCGACGCATTTGTCAGTGTGGAGGATGACATCATCATTCCAAAGCATGGCATCAATGCACTTGCAGAATTGAACGTGGATGTTGCTATGGGTGTCTATTGTCTACGGCAAAAACCGAACTACCGATGGAACGCTTTTGTGACCGTTGATGAGTCAGAGGGATTGTCGTGGACAGATCACAACAGCCCAAAAGTTTGCGAGCTTGCTCATAATGGCTGGGTAAAAGAAGTAGCAGGCGTTGGTCTTGGATTTACCATGATTCAGCGACATGTGCTAGAAACGCTAAAGTTTGAGAAGCGCGGAGGCGCATCAAACGATTGGTACTTTAGCATTGACTGCCAGAAGCATGGCTTTGGTCAGTTTGCTCACTTCGGCGTGTTGTGTGGACACATGATACAAACCAACACTCGCAAAATCTTGTGGCCGGATTACACGGCGCACAATATGCACCGAGAGGAAGCTATCTAATGGCATACGTAACGCTTGAAGCGTTGAAACGATACCTAAAAATCGCCACCGGTGTTACCGTTGACGACACACTGCTGACTGAGTTGATTGCTGACGCTACAAGCATCATCAATGCCTACACTGACCGAGTGTTTGAGGCATCCGTTGATACGGTACGACGCTTTGACGCAGTGCGGTATCGTGAGTATGCCGACCGGATGCAAATTGAGTACTATCAATATTTTGACTACTACGACCAACGAGTACTATGGCTTGGCAAGTACGATCTTGCACAAATCACCTCGATTGTAAATGGTGATGGCACAACCGTTGCAAGCACAGAGTACGTTACCCTTCCTATTAACGCAATCGCTGACGGACGGCCAATCTACGGGATTCGGTTGAAGCTGGATAGCGATATTGTATGGACGTGGAATGACAGCCCTGATGCTGCTATTGTAGTGACCGGTCGGTGGGCGTATTCGGTAACGTGTCCAGGGGCAATATCCTTTGCCACCAAGCGGTTAGCGCAATACCTGTATAAACAAAAAGATACAAGTGCTGAGCTTGACCGCACCATCTATACCGCAGATGGTATGGTTGTTCCGAACTCACTCCCAGCGGACGTGGTGCAATATCTTGAGCCATATAAGAGGTTGGTAATATGAGTCAGATTAACGATATTATTCAAGACCTTGCGGCGATGTCTGTTAACGGAATCACCGCCGAGTACAGTACGACGCTTCGAGATGATGCCGTATCGGCAGTACTGCCATACCGCTTTATTTCGCACCGTGGTGCTGGGATGTCAGCAAGTGCGCTCAATCGCACCACATTCTCCGGCCCTGCATATGAGTTGCAGTGGAAAATCGTAGATGCGGTATTGATTCGAGCGGTTGCTTCTGGCATTGGTGTATCGGATATTAGCTTTGATGTCTATGACTACATGGGTGAGTACGTATCGGCGTTGCGAGATATTGCAACGAACAAGTACGTGGTGACCGATGTGCAAATAGAGTCAACGCTCGTAGAGTGGCCTGCTTCGTCAGATCGCCGATACGATGCGGTGATTGCAGTAGTTACGATTTCTGAAAACAATTAGGAGAAACTGATGGCACAAACATCTGCAACGGTATCGGGCGTAATTGCTCGCATTGAAGTCAGTGCTGATTTGACTATTTGGCGCAACATCTCTGGTAGCGCACAAAGTGTGCAAAGCACTGACCAGGAGCGTGCCACAAACGAGGCATACACGTTGGATGGCGACACGGCTATCATTGCTACCGGCAAGCGACAGCCGATTGACCTTGAGTTCAACATTGTGTACAGTGATACTAGCACGGAGGCCTACGAAGTCGCACGCGCCATTTTTGAGAGTGGCGATACGGGCAGTAAGGTATACGTGCGTTGGGTGCCGACCGGCGGAGCTGATGTGGCGTCGCCAATGTATCGCACGCCAATCACCGGCTCACCGGCGTTTATCACCATGTTCCGTTATCCAGCGGTAGACGCTGCCGCTCCTGGGCCCATCATGGGAATGTTTCGAGTACGCACGCCGTTTGTCCAGAAAACCACGGCGGGCAATACTACCGGAGGAAGTGGTACCTAATGAAGAAGGCATTTCTGTATAAGTTGAAACGCAGTGACTTAACGGTCGCAGACATGAAGTTTATGTCGAACATGCGTAATGGGGGAGTGACTGATGCAGAGGTCGTTGATTGGCTAGACCGTGTGGTTGAGGGGGGTGTCATGCACATTCCCCTTGACCAATTTCCCGATTTGTATGCGGAAGTGTACAAGCAGTTCTACGAGATTGACGATCCAGAGGACGCATCGGGAAAAGCTTAAAGTTCCGCTTGATGGCGCACCTTCATACCGGAACTGAATCCATGCCGTTTGAGCTACTACTCTTACGGCTTTGCCGAGAGTTTCACGTACTGCCAAGTGCGCTGTTGGCAGAGCCGTGGGAGTATATTGCTCCATTGTTAGTGTGTATGTCAGTAGAAGCGGAAGTAAGGGAGTTTCGGAGATGACCAACGAGCAATTTAAGGTAACGTTTTCCGCAAACAATCAGCTTTCTGCGGTGCTGACACAAATCACCAATGAACTTGACCAAACGTATCAAACAGCTGGCAAGACCACGAAGGCCATGCAGTCGTTGTCAAAGTCGTTTACTTCAACGGCTGGAATGAATAAGTTTTCGCAAAACATGTTGGCAGTGCAAAACTCGCTCAACACTTTGTCGGGAACGTTGAATGTTTCTAAACTAAATAATGCCGCAACCGCAGTAACAAACATCGCCAACGCATTGCAGGCACTTTCTAAAATTACCGGCCCCAAAAGTGTTATTTCTTCACTACGTTCATTAAGCAATTTGAGCGTAAACAAACTATCTAACTCAATGCAGAAGTTGGCCGTTTCAAGTGGAGCTGTGGCACGAAACCTCAATAGCATTACCAAATCAATGGCAAAGCTTAACGCAATGGGCGCGTTAAATGCAAAAATAAAAATTACTACACCTACCACCGGCACTGCTGGCACAGGCATCGGCGGTACGGGTACCGGCACCGGAGGAACAGCGGCAGCTACTGCTAAAGCTACCAAACCCATGACTGCGTGGAAAACATTTGAGAAAACATTGCATGTGTTTAACTCGTTGTCTTTTGCTATAGGCACAGTAACACTTGCAATGCAACGATTTTACGACAATATTGCAAAAGGTAATGAACTTACTGACCGTCAAGCGACTCTTTTAGCTGTAGTGCAAAGCAAAGGATTGAATCCAAGTATTACAGCAACGCAAAAATACGGACAAGCAATGCAAGTGGCAGTTGAAAACCAAAGATTATTTGGTGGATCGCTTGCAGAATCTATTGATGGAATGTTTAAGTTGCAACAGATGAGTCAAGCATCTGGTGTGTCAATTCATGAATTGAATAAAGCGGTACAACTTCTTTCTATGCGCGATCCTGTGCAAGGAATTGAAGGTGCGACTATTGCTATTCAAGAACTTTTGTCGGGCGATCCACTATCACTTCGTCGACGTTTTGAATTGCCAGCAAGTGAAATCAACAAACTTGCCAATATGAGCGGAAATGCAACTCTTCAACTTGAAGGTCTTACGAAAGTACTTGAACAACAAGGTATTACTGCTGATGTGTTAAATGAGCGATTAAATACCACGGCGCAAACATATCGCAATTTTGAATCTGCAATAGATAATTTTTGGACGGTGTTTGGGCAAGGTCAAGCACAACGATTTGAAGGTGTGTTTAAGGGCTTGGGAGATACCGCAGTTAATTTAATGTTTTCTCCGTATTATTATCAAGCATTGCAAGATGGCTCTGATGATATACGTGAGTATATGGACGAACACACCAAAGCCATATATGAAGGATATGTATTAAGTGGTCAGATTATTGACGAGGCAGTACGTAAAAGTGTAGAAGTGCAACGAAACGCATATGAAGAGTCTATTCGACTTGACGAACAACGATTAAACTCATTGCGTAGATATGCAGAAGAAAGCGCACGTCTACGTGCTGGGGAAGTTGCTCAAATTGGAAACAATGTTGATAATGTTACTGATTTAACACAATCTATTGAAGACCAAGCAAAAGCAACAAAATTGAGCACTCATTTGCAATACGCTATGGCGTACATCATGAAAGATGGTGCGTTTAGCGCGTTTCGATTTGACGAAGCAATCGAGAAGTTAAGAGATACATTTGCGTTTACCGATGAAGAAGCGGCAGGATTAACTACCGCATTAGACTCATTGCTAAAAGCACAAATGGATGCAAATGGGGTTACCGACAAGAATTACGAAGCATATTGGGGGCTTTCTCTTGCTCAAAAAGAAGCAACCAAAAGCACTGCGGCATTGGCAGATGAAACGTATCGTTTGTACGAAATCTATTTGGACACACAACGTCGCCTTGTGGAGTTTGACAAAGAAGTCTATCGCAAGCGCATTCGTGAAATGCAGGCATACTACGCTGATGCCACGCTTTTGCAACAAAAGCGTGCGTATGAGATGCGTGCAAATGACCTTGACCTTGTAGAGGGCAAGAACAAAAAGCTGGATGCGGCAGATCGCCAGCGGTTGCTTGCCCGTGAAAACATTGAGGCATACGGTCAACTGCAAATGAATCAGGCAGTTGCCCGAGCTAATGAGTATGCACTTCAAGGGAATGCCAAGTTTGCCAAAGAGTACTTGGCTATTCAGGAAGAGCGTATCAGTGACGGGGAAAAGCTGTATCAGCAACTCCACGATACGCAGGTACGTTTGGAGGGCGATCCAGAAGCGCAACAACGTGCTAAGCAAGTGTACGATGATGCAATCAAATTGCAAGAAGAATACTACACTACACGAGTTGGTCTTGCAGATGCTGCGGCTCGACAAGAACGTGAGGAAGAAGCAAGTCAGCGACGGCAAATCATTGACGATGCCATCCAAAGCGTTATGCAGTTGGAGAATGTAGATGAAAGCCGTCGGCAGGCCATCATTCAAGGATTGGAGATTGCCAAGACCACCATCACCGACTTGTCCAATACATATGTGGACAAGGTTGATGCGATGCGTGGCAGTCTTGACTTGCTCGCCAATGCCCTTGCGCGAGTGCGTAACGAGTCAAACATTCTTACCCCCGACCAGCTAGCCGCATTTAACGGTCTTGGCATTGGACAGATTACCGCTCCCCCTGGAGGTTCGATTGATGTGAATCAAACCACAGTGAATGTAGGTGGTATTAACATTAGCGTTGCATCGCAGGTAGATCCAGCTCAAATTAGAACTATCGTGTTAGACGTGCTACAGAAGCAGTTGAATCAGCGAGGATAACATGTTTGCATCATGGGGAACATACTTCAAGCCCATCCATCTGAATAATACGCTTGGTGTCATGAATCCTGGTGGAGATTACACCAATCCATCCACCACGCCAATCACCGTCCTTGCCGACTCACAGGGCTCTGGATATACACCAATGACTACGCAGTTCATTGATGTGTACTCTGGTGGGTCGCCGTTTACGTTGACACAGGAGCTGGTACAACGTGGCGCAGAGGTGCAAGAAGAAGAAATCCGTCTTGCCGTATGTGGGCCTGATATTGATACTATCATGGCGATTGTCATGGATTTACGACGGGCACTGACTATGCAGGAATACAGTGGCTTTCAGGTACTGTCTATCCGTCGACCAAACCAAACAGCGTACACAGAGTGGTTTGTTCAATCAGCAATTATCCAAGAAGACACCACATTTCTTGGTCGTGACGTGCGGATGACCGGATTTCCGGTGGTATATCTCAACATCAAATTAACACGCTCGCCGTATGGATCAGATTCTGCCACGACTGCCACATCAACGATTGGATATGACTTAAACATACCGCCATTCTCGTTTTATGGGGAGTATGTCTTTGATGTTATTGATATATCAGCCAATCAAAACCTTGTTGGTTCAATGATAAACGTAGACATAAATTGGAACTTAGATAGCTCAACAAAAAAGTTTGGGCCGTCTATGCTGTCTATGATTGTAGACGATACCGTGGTTGAGCAAACGATTGCGGTCAGCGGTACACTTGCTGCCGGTGGCTCATTTGACTTTGCAAGCCCCTACACGTATCAACTGTTAGATGTTCAACAATCCAACGCGCCACTTATTGTGTGTGTGCTGGGTGATGTGCAAAGCAACGAAGTGGAAATGCGTGCAACCATTCAAGGATACAGCACGCCATTTGTTCGCACGGTAGGCACAAATATCAACACATCTAATGGCACGGCGCGGTTGTTTTGTATGCCACCCATCAATGTGTCAACCATCTTTAGTGGCTTTCCGGACTACAACACGTCGTATAGTATTCCTATCAGTATTTCTATTCGTAATATCAATCGAGGATCTACTCGCACGTATAGCTTTACTAAGTTGTGGATGTTTCGCTCGGACAACATCGCTCAATTCTTTCCTACCACGTTGTGGACAGCTCGAACGGAAACGTACATTCAATATCGCATGGCATCGTTTTACGACCAAATTGACACACCGGCCCAGCCACTGCCATCGCCTAAAGCCATGATAACTACCGCAACGGAAGTGGGATATGACACACGATATGTGTACTCTGAGGCCTGTGAAATGCGCGGAGCGGTTATGCGCGTTAAACAACTATATGGCATGATGAAAGGCTACATTTTCAACTTTGATAGTACTTGCTCGTATATTGACCCAACGTGGGATTTTTCACCACCGGACGCTCCAGGAATTAAACTAACGTTCCGATTTGGGGCGTTGTATCAGACGATTCAAGGATAAGCATGACTACAACCACAGATTCGCTGATTATCAATGTTCTTAACCGTGGTACATACTCAGTGCCGGTAGTGAACAACCTTTTCCAAATATCAGGAAACATCACCACATATCAGCACTCTATCACTGCTCGTGGGGGATGTGAGTCGTGTTCGCTGACACTTGATGTACGATTAGAAGATGCTATGTCGTATTTGGACATGGTATTGCGTCATATCCGTGTTATAGATCAATATGCTCAACAAGTTTGGACAGGTATCATTACATCTATCACTGTAGACTACGGAAGTGCAACCACATCGGTAGGCATTGACAACTTTGCCTCACGGTATGCGTTGTTTCGCTCTGACACCAACACCCCAGCGGCAACGCTATTTGACTCAAATGTGGCACAGATTTACTGCGATAAATATATGCCAATACAAATTAAGGCATTTATTGGAAATGCCGCCATGCAAACTGCATATCTGGCTACGCAACTTAACATGTTTGGAATGCCAAATGTGCAGACTGTTGCCAATGCTGACACACGTTCTAGCCAGCAATGTCGAGTAACAATCAATGCTGTGGGATACTACTCTACGCTTGCATGGGTAGTAGTTTCAAGCCAGCAAAATGGACTAAACACTAATTCAGATGTATTTGCCACAACCATGTTGACACAAGCACTTACAAACAACAACTATTACAGCATTGGGCATTTTTACGGCACAACAAACGTCAACATTGGCTCGGGAGCGTATTGGAATGCGTACACGACATATCAGCAAATCATTGACGATATTTTTAATGCTGGAACTGATATTGGCCAAGTGTTATCGTGGGGCATATTCCCAAACAACAATTCCTTTGATTTGCGGTTATCAAAAATCAACTACAAAACCGTTGACTATGTGAAGTCGCTTGGGAGTGCCAAAATCTTTGGTGTGGCTGGCAACGAGATACCTCCAACGCAGGTACTACCAGATAACAATTTATCTATTCAAGAACTTAAACCACTGTATCAGCAGTATGGGTTAAGCTCTATACCTGGGTTACAGTACGTAGATCGTGTCAACTTACAGATTGACCGCAATGGCTATCAGCTGGCATTAGAGCCATCTGGTCTGTGGGATAATATGTATGAGCTTGCACGGCTTGTAAAAGACCGCAAATGGCGGTTTAGCACTCGATAGGGGGAGTGATGAGAATTATTCGTGGTCGTGTTGTTCCAGAACAACAGGTGCTTTCATGGTTTTCCAGCTACGCACGTCACCTAGACTTAAACGTGCGGTACGAGCTTGCTAGCTCGTATACGGCGTGTGGATACTTCACCACATTTGGCAATGTACATCCACTTGCTCAAGCTGCCGTGGAAACTAATCACTTCACATCAGAAGCGTTTCTCCGCAATCGAAACGTGTTGTCAGGCGCGCATATGTTTGATACTTACTCAGCTGGGGTGCTGGCACACATGGCACACCTATGTGCATATGTGTACATTGATGACGATCTTGACGCATTCACCAAAGGATTTATCAAGCTCTCTCCTGCCATCCAGCAAGTGCAAAAATCACAACTTCGTGGTACGGTCAAGGATTGGGAAGACCTGCAAGGTCGTTGGAGTACCGAACCATCCTATGTGAAGCAGATTCACTATGTTGCACAAACCATTCTAGGTTAACATCAGTAAACGACACTTCAACTCTGCCAGATGGAAATGGCTCTGACCGACAAATCGCCACTGACTGAATGTGCGAGTCGTCAATTCGTAGGCCATCGGTGATGGCATCTTGTAGTACTTTGAGTAGGTTATCCAAGTCGCGTTTCCGGCGATCCGGTGGATAGACTGTCACCCACATGCTAAATGGACAGGGTACACCGCCGAAGCGTTGTACCCCGTTTGCTACAATGATAGACACAAGGTGACGATAATCGCGCGCCTCCGGCTTTAAGATGCGCCTACCGTTACTCAGTGTCATGTAACTATGGTTGACGCTGGGTGGGTACGGCAGCTCTACCGCCCACGGACTGAAAGGTACATTGTAATGAGCATATGCAGATTTTTTGCTTTTGACCATTCCAGCACCTCATCAATATCATACAGGTGAACTCGAGATTCAATCTTGCGTGGCAGGGGAAACTTTCCTGCTTGATTTGCCCAAAGTGAAATTGTCTGATACGACAATCCGGTAGCCTTTGCAATTTCCGTTCGAGTCAGATACCGGCGGTTTTGCTGAAAGACCCACTTATGCTCTGCGTCTTTTAGCAGCTCTTTCATGTCGCTGGTAGTCGGCACAAACTTGCGCTTCCAATTTCCTGCTGACAGCCATTCTAACAGATTCTCTCGTGATACATACGACGTGTTTGCACGTTTGTAGTGCTTAAGACCAGCATTGATGTATGAGTGAACGTTGGTCACTTCTACGCCCAATGCCTCAGCAAGGTCAGCCACACTGTAATCGCTTGGCATCAGCGATCCACTACGCTTCCCAAACAAACGGTGCATCCGGATAGTTACCGACCACACTGTACGTCCAAGCTTGTGCGCTACTTCCCGTGGCGTGGTATTCCCCTGCCACGCTTCCTGCAATAAAACATCTTCATGTGCCTGCCACATGCGATGCGTGCGTGTTTCATATCGTGTCATTGCATTTCCCTTTCTCTGATTGCCTGTTTAGAATTGAATCTGCACCGCTGACAATCGCTTCTCTGCAAGTGCGATGTACTCTGGATTGAGTTCTGTACCAATGTATCGTCGATTATACTGTAGTGCCACGAGTGCAGTTGTGCCGCTTCCGGTAAACGGATCGAAGACGGTGCCACCCTCTGGACATCCTGCCAGCACGCATGGCTCAATGAGTTTTGTCGGATACACCGCAAAATGTGCTTCGGCATATGGTTTTGTAGCAACAGACCACACCGAGCGTTTGTTGCGATGTTCATCTGGTATATACAATCTTCCGTTATCATTTCTCATGGTCAAATCACTATGTTCTTTTGCATCTCTAAACTTTCTAGGTTTCCCCATAGACTGCACCGGCTCTTTGATGGCCTCGTGGTCGAAGTAATATTGTTGCGACTTGCTCAACAAAAAAATGTATTCATGGGATTTTGTGCATCGGTCGGTCACACTCTCTGGCATGGGATTGGGCTTGTGCCAAATAATGTCTTGCCGCAAATACCATCCATCGGCTTGGAGTGCAAACGCAACACGCCACGGGATACCGATGAGGTCTTTTGGTTTTAATCCTTCTGATATGCGATTTACAATGCGCTCACGAGGATTTCCATATCCTGCTCGACCATTATTACTTGCTTGACTATTGTTCCCTGCATAGCTATCACCAAGATTCAACCATACCGTGCCGTCATCTCGCAGGATGCGACGGACTTCACGAAACACGTCGACAAGGCGTTGCACGTAGGCTTCTGGTGAATCTTCCAGACCAATTTGCCCTTCCACACCATAGTCCCGCAGACCATAATACGGAGGCGATGTAATCACGGTATGAATACAGCGGTCGGGCAGTTTTTTCATGCCTTCCATGCAGTCGCCTTGAATAATTTCATATCGTGTCATTGCATTTCTCCCATAATGCGTTTGCCAATCCACTCGGCAACCGGAACAGCCACTTTCATCACTTCACCCTCTTTGCAATTTCGTCTGATACAAAGTTCCAGCACTTCTTGCAAAACCTAAATTGTGTTTTGAGAGTGTCAATGGAAACTGCCTTTTTGCCACACAGGGCACATTTCTCCATGTCATCATCGCAATCACTTGTGTCATACAACACAACCTTTGATTGCTTTAGGACATCACGCCAATGCTCTGGGAACTCCCCATCAAAAAACTTGGAAACATATACGGTGTCATCCCATAATTCCCATTCATTTTGACTATACAGCACGACCCTCCATCCAGACTTATCCTCAAACTCCTCCTTTGTCGCAATGACTTGTATTGGATCCTTTGGCTGTATGTAATAGTATCCGAGCGTACTAGAAACAAGTGGCATCAAGTGCCCATAATTTCCATTAAACATTTGATGCAAGGCCATGTGCCGAACCCCTCGATGCTTTGCGATGACAATATACAGTAGGTCATTAAAGTACTTGCTGTCGCAAAACTTTGCGTCATTACCATAAATTATGGATTCCCAAACACTCTCATTGTTCAGGGTGATGTTCCATGAATTATTGTTTCGAGCCAAGCACACCTTATATTCGCGACCAAGATACATACCAGACCAAAACCACACGTCCACACTCTGACTTTTCACCACGTGATCCATGTCACGGTCTAGGATTGTAATGTCCATCACTTCCCTCTCTCTCTGATTACTTGTCGATACGACTGCAACGGCAACCACAGCCGTTGGCACTGATTGATGCGATCTGCTAGACGCTCATCCATGCGATTGTAAAGTTCCTGTGGGTCAAGGTTGGATGTGTAGACGGTCTTTTTATTTGTCCGACCATCTACAATCCGAAACAGCCTGCCACGTATCCAATCGCTCTGGTCTTCCTCTGCGCCGATGTCATCAATGACAAGCATATCACAATATACAAGTTTGTCAATGATAGTATCCACCTGATTAGTCTTGACCGCAGACCGAAGTTCATCCACAAGGTTTGGCATGATGCGGTAGACCACGTTATATCCTGCGTCGGCGTGCATGATGGCCCACGCACGGGCAAGATGACTCTTCCCAGACCCTACGTTTCCCCAAACGTAGTAAGACATGCTATCACTCGGGTTATCCTCTTTCAGTGCCTTATACGCCCGCTGAACGGCACTACGCTGGAAACGCTCGGTGATGGTTGTCTTGCCACTTTGATAGTCAGCCATTGGACGGTCAAGGTCAAATGAATCAAACGTGTCGTTTCGGAATGCTTGCAGCGATTCACGGAATGAATTGCCTGCCGAGTTGCACGCATCGCACCGTTGCAGTACTCGGTAGCGGTAGTCTGCTGGATCTACGTCCAAGTAGTACCATCCAGCCCCGTCGCAGTTGCATCCGTTAGTCAGTGGCTTAGAACGGTAGGTCGTCTTCCGGTTGCCCTTTGGTCGGCTCTCGTAGTACTCCGCCCAATACTTCTTGCTGGCCTCGAACACTTCCTTGCCCGTCATCCCTGGTGTTATCACGCCGAGTTCCTCCAACGGTGATTTCTCTCTCGTACTCGGCAAGGTACGCTTCCATGCGCTGCTCACGTTGTTCCCGCTGAATGTCCCCTCGTTGCGCTTGTCGTCGTGGTCGTGCATCCTTCCACCCCTCTTTGTACACTTGTAGGCAACCAGCAACGTTGCCCTTGCGATACCCTCTCCCTACCCACTCCTTGCACACGCTTTCCCAGCGTGGCAGATCGTCTACCTCACGCGCCACACTCTCTCGGAGTGCGATTGGTACAGATAGCCGGTGATACTCCCTAAACACTGTCAATGCAGTTGGCACTTCCTCTCTCGGCTCTTTTGGCTTGCGCTGCCGTTTCGGCTTCGGTGGCACGCTGTGTACAATATCGTTAGATATTGTATTTCTTTCATTTTCTTTATATGTTGGCAATTTTTGCAATACCTCTGTGGAAGTTTTTGCTATAGCAATTTCTTCTATAGCAATTTCTTCTATAGGTGCATCGTTGCAACATCCCTCTGGAACGTCGTGAATGACGTACACTGTACCGACCGCCGTCTTCACTGATTGTGTAAGAAACCCAAGTGATTGTAGTCGAGCCGTGGCCGTACTGATTTGTCGGATTGAGCATCCGGTGTGCTTTGATAGCACGGACAGTGACAGGGTGGCTTCACGCTGATGATACCCGATGGTGTGTCGGTATATCACCAGCATGATTTTCACCTCCGTCCCTGACAAGTCAGTCATGCGCTCAATGAACTTGTTTGGGAGCTTTGTGAACATTGTCATCCTACGTCATGCAATAGCCGGACTCGCAGTTGTCTAACTCGTTATCTTCAAACATGTTGATTGACGGCTGGTCTACCGCTTGCTCTAATGGTACAAGCCACGGTGAAAGATACACTTCATCACGACCAGCAGCACTACGTTTAGCATTGAGATGGTGTTCAAGGTGAATGGCCCTATCAAACAACTCCGGCTCATTTTGTCGCAAATGAATCCAATCCTGCTTTCGGAAGTATGGGCAAAACCAACACGATGACTTGGGAGGAATTGGCAGGCCCGCATCCTGAATGGCTTTCTGGCACATGGCGCGTGTGAGCATCAAGTCAATCAGTGGATATTCCTTTTTGACAAACGGCTCACGCTCTGGATCGTCGGTACGCATTCGATACGATTCGTCTACGCTGATGCCAACCCCAAGCGTGGCCCGATGTTCCTTAGTTGCGCCAGCGTTTGCTTTCATCCATCGCTCAATAACTTTAACCTTCCACTTCGTCGTGCAATTTCGCTGTGCAGGAATGCCAACCTTTCCCATCTTGACCGGAATGCTCACGTTACTATTTTCACTCGTAATGTCTTGGTAAAGTGATAATCCGTTCTTGCGTACTTCGTGAATGGTGATGCCATGTGCTAGTGCAAACGGTCGTGCAATTTCATTCAGATACTCAATGGTGTGTGGATTCTCACTGTCTTCTCCAACGTTGGCAAACACAAAATCGGTGTAAGCAAGTTGTTTCTGTGCTGACAGTACGAGGGCGGCCATTGATTGAACACCGCCACCGAAACTAAACACTTTCATTTGGTCGCTCTCCTTTGATACAATCATAGTGCAGACCCCTCTGCAAGCGACGGGCACTCCCCCTGCCCGTCGCATTCATTTACTTTCCGCCGTGATACCACACCATTGCAATCCGTACCGCTTGTGCAATCGACACCTTGCGCCGAAGCGACAGGTCTTTGAGGCGATTATAATCGGCTGGCTCAAAGTATGCACCAAGCGGTACCCGAAACCGTTCCATCTCTACCTCAAAGATAGGCGATCCTGCCTCAATCCACTTCTTGGTCACGATGCGGATGTGGTCGCTCATGCTGTTCATTTCGGCGTCCGCTCGCAGACGGATCTTGTTGGCGAGTGGCTCGGGCACTGATGTGGCCACCATTGTGTACGCTTTGATAGAGCTGTTCAATCGCATATCGTACAATCTCTCCTTTCGTCTTCCGAAGCCTGATAGATAGGTCGGTAATCTTGTTGTCTATTTGCTTATCAATCCGCAGAGAAAAGATTCTTCCTAGCATCGTTCCCCTCCAATAGGAAAGCCGTGAGTGTCTACGTGCTTCAGCACTTCCAGCGTCGCTGCCGCCATCGTGGTGCCAGCATCTATCTCTATGAAATGAATCCCCTGCAAACGCTCCATATCATCACACATCTGCTTCATCATGTACTCAAAGCGCATACGCTGAAACTGTTGATGTGATGGTTCTGGTGACAGTCCCATCTTGTTGATGCCTGCTAACCACACCTCTGCTTCGCGCAGATGTTCTACCATCTCGTTTAAGTGCTTGGCCCGCATCTCGTACACCTCACGCAGATGTTTGGCAGAGTTCTGCATATCCTCAAAGTAGCTCATCACTTCCTCCTTTCGTGGCTAGGCAGTTGCCCACCTAGCCACGGATACTATTACCAATCCATATCTACGTAGTAGTTGTTAGTTTCCCATGCGACCGGAGTAAATATCCCCACCTCATCCGCGCCCAGCGTGCCTAAGATGTCGTTGTCGAGTACGGTGCGATCCATCGGTGACAGTCGCTGATTGTGGCTGTCGGTTGGTGTAACTACTACGTGGTTCACAAGTCCACCATCGGTACGGTAGATAACCACCTTTGCACTCTTACCATGCAACGTGCCGATGTACACGGTGCCAATCATGGCTAATTGCATACTTCTCATGCTTTCGCCCCTTTCTTGTCAATCTCGCCCTTGATGTATTTCCCCAGCTGGATGAGTTCCACGTCATCCAAATCATCGATTGGCATATCCAGCAACGGATGAGCAAGGTCAATGTGCTTGTCGGCAGCTATCTTGAGCAACGCATCCAAGCGATCCTCAAACTGCTTGCGCTTGTCGACCGGCTTATTCGCATCATGCTCCGCACGTCGTTGCGCTTCTTCCACTTCCTCACGTGACGCAATGGCATAGCCCTGTCGCTTGTCGGATGAGTATCCAAGAAATGCCAGCGCACGGCCAATGGCAGACGTTTCGCAATCCTCAATCGGATTGGTAGCCTTTGCGCTGTTGCCTGCGATGTCAAGCCGGAAGCTTGATGTGCCGGTAGCGTGGCGGTCGTTTCGCATGTACACGGTTGCCTGAATGTATCCCATCGCCGTGGTCAGCATGATTGGCTGACTGACTTCAATCTTGACGATTTCTGCCTGTGCATCGAAGATGCGCTCGGCTACACCCACATAGTGCTGTAATCGGTTGTTAGTCACTTGATTGCCTCTTTCCATGCCTGATGCTTTTCCCCTGCTGCCTTGTAGTGTTGGAGTGCCTGACCGAAGTACAACTGCCCTTCCTTATCGCCGTCCCCCAGCATGAATGCGGTGCGGTGTGCGCCAAGACCCAAGCGTACTTCGTAGTCCACATCATTCACCAAGCGATCTGCTTCCTCGCCACACCCATACGGCAACTGCTTGGTGTCGTATTTGACGATAATGGCATCCAGCTGTGTGATGGTCTGTATGTCGCCCCACAACTCATACACTTCTACGAAGTTCGTTGACCATTCCTCTGGCTCGCAAGTTGCGGTTGATGTTTCTGTTGGCGCAATCGTGGGTGCGATGGTCGCCTGTGGTACTGCGGTTGCTTCCATAACGGTCTTGTCGGTGTCATCCATCAGTGCGCCGATTGCGCCAAAGAACACCAGCAATCCGATGCCCCACACACATCCTTTGTTCTTCATCTCCCTACCACTCTTTCTTGATAACTAGGTAACCCTTTGAGGTTGTTTCCGACCGTGCCTCGCTGATGGCGGTAGCGGTGTGGATGTCGCCGTCTTTCAGGCACTGTGCCACGAACGCATCCAGCTTCTTGGTGTCGTACTTGATGCTGGTGCGATCCTTCGTGACCGTCACCGTACCAAGTCCCTCTACGACCAACTTCTCGTTGTTGCGCTCTGCCATCACTTTGGCAATCTCCTGGCGCAGGATGTCCTTACGCTCGGTAAGAAGCGTCAACTCACTCTCGACCTCTCCCAACTCTGACAACAATGCGTTGATGTCCATAGTCCCCTCGTGCTATTCGGAATCTCTCTTGTTCCGACAGTTCCTATAGTAATACAAAAGAAAAGTGTTGTCAAGAGGAATCTTTGGCAATTTCCAAAACACGAACGAACGACCTTGATTGTCCACGCACGCACGCCTGCGAGAATCGCATCGCCGAGTAGTCGCACGAACGCGCGGAACCAAGCTCCGAGTAGTAGCACGAACGAACGACGAACGACGAAGCTCCCCTCGCCGTCGCACGCACGCGGAACCGCAGGCCGAGTAGTAGGCGTGGCAGATACGCGCGGAACCGAACGCCGAGTAGTAGCTGGGAGGGGGGGTGTTTGGCGCGCCTCCGGCCGCCTCCGGCGATCCGCTCCGGCTCCGTCGGCCACCGGCCGAACCTGGCATTTACTCATCTTGTGATGGGTGCTGGGCTCGGCTCGGTTCGGTGCTGCGATCTGCCACCCCGGCCGGTTCGGTGCTGAGTGCTGCCGATGACACATATATACAGATGATAATTTGGGCAATTCTAGGGAATATCAAAATTAGTACTTGACAATGTTTTTTAGTCGTGTTACATTGTGTGCACGTCAACCCAAATAGTAGTGGTTGACACCATAGGAGATATAGAACCATGTTCTACAATGCACAGGACAACACCCCGGCCACGTTGCACACCATCACGTATTGGTACAAATCGAAGGTCAACGCAACAGCCGTGGTAGGTAAGGGTAGTGGTATGGTTGTAAAGGGTGGCCGGGTCGATGTGTCACAATCATCACGGGTTATCAATGGGTTGTTGAAGATCACCCCGGCCGGGTCGATGGTACAATTCGCCGATGGGCACCAGATGGCAAGTATACCGGTGGTTGCGTTATACCATGATGCAAGTGGTAACCAAATTACCCCCAATGCTGATTGTATGCTAGACATTGACATTAGTATTGATCTGGCAATCATGGTTAAGTTCGGCAACGTGGTAAAGATGGTAATTAGTGATGGGGAATATACCACGGGCAAAACACAATTACCCGGGGCCGGTGGTTGGAACACCACCTACACCACCCCCCGGGGTCGCATGATATCGGCGCAAATCGGTGAGAGTTCGGCCGGGTTGCGTGGTAAGAAGTGGTACCCAAACTATGACGAAATCGACACAACCAAACCGGTGATGACCATTACACACAATGACAATAATGCTCCTGATTTTTCGCGGGTTATTCCAGATGTGAAAGATTATACTACCACCATCAGCATTAACGCCGATCTGCTAATGGCTTTGGCAAAAATGGTTGCCGATGGCAATGGTAAACCGGTAAAGTTACGTGTAAAGGACGCGCAATCACCACTTATTGCCGAGATCAACACCGGTGATAGCACCGACAACAAACCAAGCACGGCTACCTATTTGGTTATGCCCATGATGGTGCGGTGATGGAATTACTACTATTCTTGATTGCGTATCTGATTGTACGTCAACAGAACAAAGGAAGATAACACGCTATGAACACTATTCGATATTGGTTAGCACGTAAACTTTTGGGTGTGGTGGTGTATGCTATTGTGTACACCGATGGCACCGAGCAAGTTGCCAGCAATGCACACGACGCAATGGCACACGCTGCCAAGCACACCAAGCATTACGGTTGTGTTGCATACATCATCAACCCGGCCGGCCAAACCGTGGCGATCTTCTCGCATGGTATTTATATGGAAGGAAGTATTTAATCATGGCACCACGTCGGCGCAACAAAAAGTATTTGAGTGAACGAGCCCAGGCGTTAGGGTTGGGGGTTGCTGATTATAACCCTGGTGATGGGGTTCGGTATGTGGTGAAGTCGGCTCCGCATCATGATTACTTTGGTGATGGTGACGTATACCGGGCCGGTTGTAATCCTGGGAATGTCGAGGCGTTTTTGTATGGGGTGGCATATGCTCAACTAGACCTGAAAGGGTCAATACTTCGCAATATGCAAATGGAATATGCCGACATAGCAGAGTATGAACGCAACGCCGAAAAGTACGAACCGGCCATCATTGAACGCAATAAACGATGGTGCTATAAACGGCTGGAAGTGTACCGAGAATTACTCAATACATTAGACAAGCTAGCATAGACCACCACCAACCACGCAACCCCGGCCACATCGGCCGGGGTTGTTTTTTGTCAACAAAGAAGCTCTATTATTAAAACGTGAAAAAGATCGTCAACCCCGGCCGGGCCGGTGGCAACCCGCGCGAATTACACACGACGAGTAGAAGGGGGGGGGTTGCTGGGTCAAAACAACCCCGGCCGCCCATCACCCCGGGCCGGTTGGGTGGTGCTGACGATCTTACCGGCCGGGGTGGTTTCTCATTTTCTTGCCAGCACCCAACCACCCCGGCCGGTTCGGTTCGGTTCGGTTCGGTATGGTGGTGGCTGAGTGCTGAGCTGAGTGCTGAGCTGAGTGCTGAGTAATTTTAGGGGATATCGAAATTGCATATTGACAGTGTTTTTTAGTCGTGCTATCATGCTGACATACCGAACCACTAGGGAGTTCGGCCACGCTAGGAGATAGCACGATGACCCGCAAGCATTACACGACGATTGATGCATCAACGGTACTGACACTCACGCTCGACGAGATTTTTGTGATGGCACAGGCGGCCCGGTTCGATGATGACACGCGCAACGAAAACAAGTTGATGGCGGCATTTCACTTGGTGACAGTTCGTAACCACTACGCAACGGCAACCGCAACCGGCAACCAATTGATGATGGTGTCGACGGCCGGTTATATCGCAGAGTACACCAAAGTATTTAATCATCTTTGGTCAACCGAAATCAACCCAACCCCAACCCCGTTATACGTCCCCGCTTATACGGCCGTTGGGTTGCCGGTGATGGTGCAAGATGGGCCGTGTGATGTGGCTGAGTGTAATGGCGTACCGATTGCATCGGACATGGCTCGTTCACATCGTGATATGGTTGACCTGTGGGTGATGGACTTTGATATTGCATCATACAACCATGATACCTACCATGTGATTACTACCCACCCAATTAGTGGTGATACGGCCCAATGGTTGGTGGCACGTTGTGGCAAGGGGTGGCAGTACACCCCATGGGTTGACGTCCACCCAACCATCAAAGCTACCATTTGGGCCGGTGATATGGCTGACAAACTTGCCACGGCCGGTATTGACCTTGCCACCCTTGCCACCCCTGAGGACGTGCATTGTGCCATTGCTCAGTGGTTGGTGGACGTTGACGGGTGCAACCCATACGATGTTGACGGTATGATGGTTCAGATGGTGATTGGGTTACACTCACCGGTTGACGTGGCCGAAAAAACCATCGAAGATTGGTACCAACGATGGGTGAAGTTGAATGCCGAACCATCAACCGTGCCATCATACAAGGACGTCATGAAGTGGTGTGATGAGTTGCTTAACCGTGGTATCATGCCTGAGGATTACGAAATCACCAAACACTACAATGTCGATTTTAGTGATGAACTGTATGTATACGTCAAGATATGGCGTAACCGGTTCGATTACTACAATGCTACCAACGACGACGACACCAACGACGACGATGAATAATTGACCCAACCCCAACCACCACCCCGGCCACATCGGCCGGGGTGGTTCTTTTTATCGCAACGATCGTTGCAACCCCTACACTCTTTTATGCCAGCACCCAACCACCCCGGCCGGGTTGCATGTATATGCGATCTGTATACATCAACGCTAGTGCTATTGTACGGGGTTGTACGGGGTTATACGTGCATAGTGGTAGTGTTATATAGGGTTGCAACGTTGCGTCAATCCTAGGGGCTATGGTGCTGGTTAACGATGGCATGGGGTGGATTGTAGGGGGTTGTTGATATGATGACGGGGGACGGGGTGCACCATCTGCCACCATGCCACCCAACCACCATCACCGCCGAACCCCCAACCACCGCCCCCAACCACGTCGGCCGGCCGTTATTTCTCACCGAACCCCGGGCCCGTGGCAGCGTGCAACCATCAGCAGCGTGCAACCATGGCACGTCATCGAACCGGCTCGGACCCGTGGCAGCGTGGTGCATGGGTTGCGTATGGGGAAAGACGGGAGGGCCGGCGCGTTCTGGGCTC